TACGGGACGATATAGAGGCGATGATTAGCGAAGGTGAGTATGTTCTCCCCGCTAACGTGGTCAAATGGCATGGCCTTAAACATATCATGGATATGCAGTCAGAGGCTGAAATGGGCCTCATGGGCATGTATGATACTGGCCTCATTCAATACGCAGGTGAAGAGGAAGCGGAAGAGCCTGAAGAGGTTACTGAAGCAGAAGACGATATTCCTTCAGAGGAAGTCGAGATCGAAGTCGCTGCCGTAGAGGTAGATGACATGCTGGATGAAGATGAGGAAGTCGAGGAGGTCTTCCCCAAAACATCCAAACTACCAGGCATGATTAACACACCAAAAATGGTGTTCATGTCGTAAAGGGCTACCCGCCACAGAGCGGCCCCCAATGAGGCAAAATACAATGGCAAAATACAGACGTGTGGATGACGAAGATAATGGTCTTTCTTATTCAGAAGAACTAGCGCAAGAGCAGCAAGCGCAATCTGGTGGCCCAGAGCCAACGGATGCTGAAGACACAACGTACAAAAAACGGTACGGGGATCTTCGTCGGCACTCTCATCAATTGATGCAACAAAAAGATCAAGAAGTTGCACAGATGAAAGCGCAGCTTGATCAGGCGGCAAAGGGACAAATTAAGTTCCCTAAGACTGATGAAGAGATTGATCAGTGGTCTAAGAAGTATCCTGATGTTGCAAAAATCGTAGACTCCATTGCCCGTAAACGTGCAGGCGAGGCGCTTGAAGAAGGCGAGAAGCGGATGGAGGGTCTACGCCAACTTGAAACCAAACTCACTCGCAAGGATGCAGAACAGCAGCTTGTTAAACTGCACCCAGACTTTCACGAAATTCGCCGTGACTCCTCTTTCCATGAGTGGGTGGCAATGCAGCCGCAGTACATTCAAGATGCTCTGTACAAGAACAACACAAATGCTACTGAAGCATCCCGTGCTATTGATCTGTACAAGTCGGATACAGGGAAGCGTAAGACTAAGAGTAAATCGGCTGCACAGGCAGTAGGTCGTACTTCTAGTTCTACTCCTAGTACCAATGAGCGGGTCGAATATTCTGAAAGCCAGATTGAAGCAATGTCTGATCGTGATTTTGCTAAACACGCAGATGCAATTGAAGAAGCCCGTCAAAAAGGTAAAATCAATTTTGATATTTCTGGCGCAGCTAGGTAGCTTGCAAAGTAAATAGTTAAGTGGTATAATAAACGTGAGCAATGGGACGTACTTGTTGCTCACAACTCTTTGATGATACGTTTCCAAGAGACTTATCTTCTGAGAGCATCCCTCTCAATTAACAGAATAGAGCCACCGCAAGGTCTACCTCTAGTTCTGCCTATTCCCAAGAATTTCGACGTTTAGTCCACCAGTGTGGTGAGGCCCGTTTGCTTGTTAGCTGCAACTAATCATGCATTCGCACCCTTATTAATCACTGCCACTCAATTGTCCTCTTCGGGGTCTGTTCGGGCATTTTCGCCCCGCCATTCCAAAGGAGAACATAAATGGCATTCGCAAAAGCATCAGGTTATACCAACCTTAACTCAGGCAACTTCTCACCAGTAATTTATAGCAAAAAAGCACAACTTGCTTTTCGCAAAAGTTCTGTAGTCGAAGCTGTGACTAATACGGATTATGCAGGTGAAATTTCCCAAATGGGAGACTCGATTCGCATTATCCGTGAACCAACGATCACCATCAACACGTTAGAGCGTGGCACTACATTGGCGACACAGGATCTGGCAGATACTGACTTCACCATGACAGTAGACAAAGCCAATTACTGGCAGTTCACATTGGCGGATATTGAGCAAGCTGCAAGCCACATTAATTATATGGATCTTGCTTCTGACCGTGCTGGTTACGATCTTCGTGACGCATTTGATGCGGAAGTCCTTGGCTATATGTCTGGTTGGAAAACACCAGGTGCATGGGTACGGAATACAACCACATCAGGTACAGTAGCAAATGCTGCCGCTGGTACGGATGAATTGCTTGCTGGAAACAAATTGGACATCACTGACTTTGGTGGTGCTGACTTGGGTGTAGCTGGCGAAGTAACATCTATTCCAATCGCCGCTGGCGGTGGAGCAGGTGGTATTACTTCACCATTGGCAATCATGAACCGTATGAACCGTCTGATGGATCAGGCCAATGTTGCGACTGATGGTCGTTATTGTGTAATTGATCCAGTGATGGCAGAGATCTTGATGGATGAGGATTCAAAACTCATTAATGCAGACTTTGGTGGTTCTGATGAGATCCGCAACGGTAAGCTTCCAGCTAAGATCCGTAACTTCACTGTCTATGTGTCTAACAATTTGCCTTACGTGGGCAATGGTGCAGGCGCATCACTTTCAACTGGCTCAGAGACTAACTTCTCTGTGATGGTTGCGGGACACGATAGTGCAGTCGCAGTAGCAGACCAGATCGCTAAAGTGGAGACATTCCGTTCTCCGAATACATTCAGCGATGTTGTCCGTGGTATGCAGTTGTATGGTCGCAAGGTACTTCGCCCAGAGGCGTTGTTCACTGCTAACTACAACCTAGCATAAACTTACTTAGGGGGTTGGCCAAGTGTCTGCCCCCTTCACTCTATTGAGGGTGCTTCATGCCATCTACTTATATTAATCTATGTAACCAAACCCTTCGCCGCCTTAATGAGGTGGAGATTGCGGAAGCCGACTTCGGGTCGGTTCGTGGCGTCCAGGCACTTGTTAAAGATGCGGTTAAAGCGGCAGTAAGTAAGATTAACCAAGCAGAGTTTGGCTGGCCTTTTAATGCTGCCGAAGAGACTGACACTTTGGTTGTTGGGCAAACAGAATATACTTGGCCCCAATACTTTAAAGTGGCTGATTGGAACAGCTTTCAAATCCAAGCAGATGACGGACTAGGTGTAGGGTTTAATACGCTGAAGTTCATCGAACAGGATGAATGGTACTCAGATTATCGTGATGCTGATTATACGGCGGGAACGACAGGCAGAGACATGCCTGAGTTTATCTTTCCAAGCCACGGGAATGGTTACGGAGTAAGTCCATCACCTAACAAGGCATACACCTTAAAGTTCCGTTATTTTATGAATTATTCTGACATCACAAATGCAACGGATGTCACCCGTATTCCTGAAAGCTATGACACCGTTTTAATCGATGGTGCGCTTTATCATATGTACATGTTCAAAGATAATATGGAGTCCGCTCAAGCCGCTTATATGGCGTTTGAAAAGGGCATCAAGGATCTCCAGACCTTATATATAAACAACAATGTTTCGATCAGAGACACACGGATAAAATTCTAGATGCCAGATCAAATACAGTCCTATAAATTAGTCTGTAGCGGTGGCCTTAACTCTAACGAAAATCACTTAGATCTTTCGGATAACAGTCCAGGCGCAGCAACACGATTGGTTAATTACGAACCTGGCCTCTTCGGGGGCTATCGTCGTATCGAAGGCTATGATGAGTTTGATACCGATTACGGGGAGGTAACTGTCAGCGGACAGCTTACAGGCCAAGGTAAGGTTTTAGGTCTTGCCATCTTTAAAGACGATGTAACAAATGTAACTAAAGTAATTGCAGCACGTCAGGACGCTGGCGGCACTAACTACAGCTTCTATTATTACACTGCTTCTATCGGTTGGCGTAAATTTACGTTAGACCACTCAGTAACTAGACCAATGACTTTGAATGGTCTTACGGTAAACAAACTACGTCATGCTGTATTTAACTTCGGTACAGGCAATCACATTGTATTTGCTGATGGCGTAAATCCTGCAATCATATTCAACGGTACTAATTGGAAAGAGATTAAAAGTTCTCATTCTGGTGGCTACGATGCCTCTAACAATACTGCTGGTGGGGCACAGGCGGTAAATGCGCCTGCACTCGTAGATATATTTGAGAACCATGTATTCTTATCGGGACATGAAGCAACACGGGCGGCAGTAGCACATAGTGCGCCAAATGATCCATATACATGGACAGCGGCTGCAGGTGCTGGTCAGATAGCTGCGGGATTTGATGTAGTACAAATCAAACCTTTCCGTGATGACCTTTTTGTATTTGGCAATAACTCCATTAAGAAGATTAATGTTAATGCCAGTAACGACTTCGCCCTAGATCAGGTTACAGCAAACGTAGGCTGTGTGGCCCGTGATAGCGTGTTAGAAATCGGCGGGGACTTAATGTTTTTAGCGCCAGATGGCTT